GGTATACTGTGGGATAGCCCTCACAAATACTTCCTTTAACTCATGGTATCCGACATCTAGTCGGGCAAGTTTTCGGTCTTGTGCCACCAAAACCGATTTCAAATACGGAGGGCAAATGGCTAATTATTTTAAATCAGAAGTGTTGAATCAGGATGTTGAATGGTCTTGGGCAGATGATTGTCAAGAGAAACAATATTGGAATACTTGGATTCCTAAGAAATCAAACTTGAAAATTATCACCCCGTTTAAACGGAATGAAATGCAGATGGCAAAGGATGAACTTTGGGATAACTTACAAGATGCAATTCAATTTACACGAGACCAAATTAATTCAAAAAGAAGACAGAAAAGACTTGACAATAAGGAGAAAGTATGATACAATGCACCCACTTAATTAGAAACCTATGGAGGAATATATTATGATTGAGTATGTAAAAGGAAAGGCTATGTATGCTTATATCACATCGCCTAATACTAGATGGAATCCACCTCATAAGTATGAAATCACAGTGTTAACTGATGATGAAACTGCTACTAGACTTGAGGATATTGGCATTCAACAAACAAGAACAAAGCAAGGTCAACCTAGATTTGACCAACCTGCGTTTGTGTTTAAAAAGAACTCTGTAAAAAGTACAGATAATACTCCGCTACCTCGACCAAAGTTGATTGATGCGGATGGTAATGCATTAGATACTATTATTGGTAATGGCTCTGATGTAGTTGTTAAAGTAAAACCATATTCATTTAATGGTGGAACTTATGGGGAGCTTGTAGCTGTTAAGGTTGAAAACCTTGTAGAGTATGGCGAAGTTCCTGAAGATGATAACGAGGAGTTTTAATTATGATTATTACTATCAAGAATGATGAAGGAGTTACAACTAACTTCGACATCAACCTAATTAGTGACGAGCAAAAGAAACAAGAAGCTACTGTTATAGTGCAGAAAGTCGGAAACTTGCAAGTTACTATCGAGGCTTTGGACTTTGCTTCAAGAACACATCGAGCTAACTTAGAACAGTTACTCGTAGGTTGTGATGAGGCAAAGGTTGAAACAGAAACTACTGAGTCAACCGAAGATACCGAAGACAGTTAAAGTTAATGAGGGCTAACATGGAAAAGAAAACTTGGAAGAAGTTACATCAACCTTGTCCGCTTTGTGGTAGCAGTGATGCTGTTGGAATCAATGAAGATGATTCAGCAAAGTGTTTCAGTTGTGGTGAGTTCATGCCTAATTATAATGAATCATGTAAAGGAAAAGATATGCAAACAACAACAAACCAAACCACGTTTAAACAACCTAACAATATTGGTGAAGGCAGTTTCTCTGCTCTAACTGATAGACGTATTTCTCAGGCTACTGCTCAGAAGTATGGAGTGAAAGTTGTACATGACTTACAAGGTAATGTCATTAAACATTTGTATCCATTCTATAATGGACACGAAGTATCCGCTACCAAGATAAGACTTGTTGGGAATAAAGATTTTATTGTCAATGGTTCTTATAATGAAACAGGATTGTTTGGTCAACAGTTGTTCAAGAGTGGCAAGTATGTCACTATTACGGAGGGGGAGTGTGATGCAATGGCAGCCTACGAATTGCTTGGTAGCAAGTGGGCTGTGGTATCCATCAAGCGTGGTGCTCAAGGTGCAGTCAGAGATGTCAAGGAAAGTCTTGAATTCTTTGATGACTTTGAAAATGTTATTGTTGCGTTTGATAATGATAAAGCTGGTAAGGAAGCATCCGTCAAGGTTGCTAGACTTTTCAAGCCGGGAAAAGCTAGGATACTCACACTTCCCAATGGATGGAAAGACCCTAATGAAATGCTTCGAGAAAACAAACATCGAGAGTTTGTCGAGGCATGGTGGGCTTCTAAAGTTTATACACCTTCGGGTGTTATCAATGTTACGGAACAACGAGAGAAGTTTCATAACAGAGAGAAGAAGGAAAGCATTCCCTATCCATACGAAGGCTTAAATAAAAAGCTTTATGGTATGAGACAGGGAGAGCTTGTTACTCTTACGGGTGGTACAGGTCTTGGTAAATCAAGTGTGACTCGAGAAATCGAACACTGGTTGGTCAAGCAGACTACTGATAATGTAGGTATCATCGCATTAGAAGAAGATTGGAGAAGAACCATTGATGGTATTCTATCAATAGAAGCTAATGCTAGGTTGTATATCGACCAAGTAAGAGAACGATTTAGTAAAGAAGAACTAGATAAGATGTTCGACATATTGTATGATGGAGATAACAGAAACAGGGTGTGGGTTCATTCGCATTTTGGGACTAACGATATTGATGACATCTTTACTAAGTTACGCTTTATGATAATCGGGTGCGACTGCAAGTGGGTGGTAGTTGACCACTTACATATGTTAGTTAGTGCTGTACATGAGGGTGATGAAAGACGTGCTATTGATTCTATTATGACTAGACTAAGAAGTTTAGTTGAAGAAACAGGTGCAGGTATAATTCTTGTGTCCCATCTGAGACGGATTGATGGTAACAAAGGACATGAGAATGGCATCGAGGTAAGCCTTTCACACCTTCGTGGCTCTAATAGTATAGGTCAGTTGTCTGATTGTGTTATCGCATTAGAACGAAACCAACAGTCTGATGACCCTGATGAAGCGAGGACTACTAGAATGCGAGTTCTTAAATCAAGATATACAGGTGATGTAGGTCTTGCTTGTAGTGTTATGTATGATGGAGAAACAGGTAGACTCCATGAAGTTGATAACTCTGATATAGAGTTTGACCCAAATGCAGATGAGGGATTTTAATGGATTTAGTATTTGATATAGAAACCGATGATGTCAAAGCGACAAAGGTACATTGCATAGTTGCACAGAATCCTGAGTCAGGCGAGATATTTAAGTTTCCTCCATCCCGTTTAAACGAAGGCTATGAGTTCTTGACTACTGCTGATAGATTGATAGGTCATAATATTATTTGCTTTGATATACCTATGGTTGAGAAGTTTGGTAATGTAGATTTATCTAACATAGAAGTTTTAGATACTTTAGTTTTATCTAGATTGTTTAATCCGACTAGAGAAGCAGGTCATAGTTTAGAATCATGGGGCTACAAACTAGGTTATCCTAAGATTGAGTTTAGTGATTATCAAAACTATTCTAATGAGATGATGACTTATTGTGTTAGAGATGTACAATTAAATACTCTTGTACTTCAAGAACTTAGAAAAGAATCAAAAGGTTTTTCTAAAGATTGTATTAAACTTGAACATGATGTTGCAAAGATTATGAAGCAACAAGAAGTAAATGGTTTCTTTTTCAATCTTCAAAAAGCAGAAATACTTTTAGCTGAACTAAGGGAAACACAGCAAAAGATTGAGGACGAAGTACATACTACATTTAAACCTAAGTGGGTAGATGAAAAGTTAGTTACACCTTACATTAAAAAAGATGGTAACTTATCAAAGCGTGGACTTACCGATGATGAGTATCAAAGGTGTTTAAACACTGCGAACTATGAACCATTCATGCGACAGAAACTACAAGAGTTTAATCTTGGTAGTCGTAAACAGATTGGCGAATACTTAATTGACTTTGGTTGGAAGCCTGATAGATTTACACCAACAGGTCAACCGATTGTTGATGAGAAAACTTTATCAGAGATAACTCATATACATGAAGCTAAACTTATAGCAGACTTTTTACTATTACAAAAACGTATTGGTCAAGTTGATTCATGGATACAGGCAGTAGAGGATGATTGCAGAGTGCATGGTTTTGTGATACCCAATGGTACAATAACAGGACGTATGGCACATCGTAATCCAAACATGGCACAAGTTCCTTCAATAAGTAGCCCGTATGGTAAAGAGTGTAGAGCTTGTTGGGCAGTTGAAAAAGATAATGTTTTGTTAGGTGTTGATGCTAGTGGTCTTGAGATAAGAATGTTAGCTCACTATATGCAAGACGAAGAATTTACAAAGGAGATACTCGATGGAGACATACATACAGCTAATCAAAGAGCTGCAAAACTTGAATCAAGAAATCAGGCAAAGACATTCATCTATGCACTTATGTACGGAGCAGGAGATGAAAAGCTTGGCAAAGTGGTTGGAGGAAATACGTCAGATGGAAAAAGAGCTAGAGAACATTTCTTCGATAATAAGCCTTCATTTAAATCTCTTAGAGACAGAGTT